TCATCAGATAACATATAGAAAGAAGCTATTAATTCATCTTTCTTTTCGTTGTCAATTTGATTTTTGAATTCTACTAATTTTTCGTATTCTTCTTTCATTGCTGCAAATTCAGCTTTTAAAGCTTCATGTTCTTCTTCTAAAGAATTTTTAGATCCTGCTTTTTCTTCTTCTTCATCTTCTTTGTTGTCTTTATCTTCTTCAGCATTTTCTTCTTTATCTTCTTCATCTGAATCCTTTTCTTCTTCATCGTCTTCTTTTGCGAATGTTTAAGAAACTGGTTCTTCAGTAGATTCTTCTTCAATCTCTCCGTTTGATGCGGCTTCCGCATTTTCTTCTGCTGGAGCTTCTTCTTCTACAGTTGGTTCTTCAACTGCTGGAACTTCTTCTTCAGCAACAGGAGTTTCTTCAACAACAGGGCTTTCAACAACTTCGTTGTTTTCTAATTCATTGTTTTCCAATTCCATTTTTGATTGTCCTCCTTGTATTTCTAATGCAGATTTTAAATCCTGCATCATTGTATATAAAGTTCTTACAAATGTATCATCTACTTTTGTAAAAGATGTGCTAACTTGAGGTTCTGTAACGCTAGCTCCTTCAAAACAAGGCTCTACGTCGTCACCTAAGATACATAATTTAGAGAACATAGCGTCATCAATAATAAAATATTCCATTCCTTCAGCTCTATTATATTCCCAACGACCTTCTAAAGTAGCTTCATCCAATTCCATAGATTGTGGTCTTCCATTCTCTACGACTGTTTTAACTTCTTCAAATTGTCCTGTCCATAAATAACCTGTTGTCATTAAATATTCTCTTTCAACGTCATTTCCAAAATCATCTGTATCTACAAATTTTTGAAACCAGATTTCTGCATCTGGAGCAACGAATCCGTATGGTTTAGTTAAACAATTAAAATGAATTCCTTCATCATCAAAGATAACTTGTTCTCCGTGGTCCGCAAAATCTTCTTTCTCTTCTTTGTAGTAACCTACAATAGGAGCACCTCTAAGAGTTTTAGCCATCTCTGTAGCTACTTCTTTTGTTATGTAGCTGTGATTTCTATTAGCTCCAATGTATAAAACTTTAATTTCACATTTTGACATCATAGGATTGATATCAAGAGGTTGTAAGTTTATAAATTCTGGAGCATCTATAGTTGCTATAGAACGATGCATATCTCTTTACTTCCTTTCGTAAGTATTGTGTTTCGCTATATAAATATAAAAATTTCTCTTTACAATTTTTCCTAAAATGTCCACACTTTTTATTTTCTATCTGGATTTATTCCAGATTCTTTATTTTGAATAGTTTTTTCTGTTACTTCTTCGCCTTTTTCTTCATTAGTTTTACGACCTGCTTCACCGCTTTCGCTGTCTTGAAGTCTCTTTAAAACATCACTATTCATTGTGCTTGACATCATTGGTGGAATAAATACATTAGCTAAATCTAATATATCATTTTCAAAGTAAGCATTTGCTAATATAGCGCTTTGTGATTGACCTAATGCTATTTGTGGTAGCATTTTTGAATATCCTAATTGAGTTTGCTCTTTATAAAGCTTTGCTAATTCTTTATAGTTATAAATTGTTGTGCTTAACATTTGAACTTTGTAATTAATTTTCTTTGGCGTTTTATTAAATTTTCTAATCATATCATTTAAGAAAGACTCAAATTGTAAAATTAAATTATAAAGTGCAGCTTCATCATTTAAAATTGATTTCTCAAGAGCAATATTACCATCAGTATTAAATTGCATTTGAGATACACCGGCTTCATTAAATACTGTTCTCTCAACCTTTTCAAGGTCATCCACTGTAGTTGTAGTATTTCTATCTGCCATGTCCGCAACATCAACATCCGCAAATGTAGTTAATACGTCAATTCCAATTGCTTTTCCTAACATATGAACTGCATTATTGTGAAGTTGTTGAGCTTCATCGACATCAAATACTAAATCTCCATTTTTGTCTATTGGCATTTTCTGAACGATTACTTTTAATAATCTTTGTGCCATTCTTTTTCTGTCTAACTCTTGTGCAGAGTTTAAATCAATTATTGCAGGAATAACTGCAATAAAGGCTGGATAATCCATACCATTGATATTAAATTTAATTACGCGGTCTGGTTCTAAAAGATACCATCCGGCTTTATCTCCCGCAAAGTCTGGAACAAGTTTTCCTTGTTTATAAAGTCTATAACCTTTTTCAAACTCTTCTGGGAATAGTTTTAATATTCTCATTCTTTGTGAAGTATCTTTATAGTAATCATCAAAGAATTTCATATTAAATTCTACTGCTGGGCGTCCGTTTACGCTATATCTTGAACGGCAATAGTTAGAAGGTAAGTCTTGAACTAAAAGTCTATCTGATTGCGGAATCATATATCCGTAATAACATCCATCTTTAATAACTTTTAATGCTGCTTCACCACAGAATCTTTTAACTTCAAAGTTATCAATGTAGCTTAACGCTTTATAGAATGTTTCTAAAACTTTTTCGCTTTGAACTTTCTCTCTATCTACGTTGACATAAGGAGTAAGTAACCAATCATAGCGATATAAATAAGCCATATATCTCACTAATCTTGAATAAATACCACTTGTCTTAAAGAAGAAATCAGATATTTCTCGCATTAAGTTATAATCTAAGTCATTAATAGCTCTTAAAACTGTCTCTTTATTAGCTAAATGGCTATTGACTTTCTTATACATGCCAACATTCTCTACAAGAGCGTCTTCTAATGTTTTAACGCCCACTTTTATTTTCGAGAAATCCGCTACTGGTTTATCGTAATCTACTATCTGTTGTTCGGCAGGGCCCATTGCAAAACCTTTTTTCTTAATGGCTTCCATTCTGTTTTTCAAGATTTGACACCTCCGCCTTTCTCTATTAATTTTAAGTATATCATAAATTTTCGACATTGTCAAAACTTTAATAGCCTCCTAAAGCATAATATTTTTCCATTATATAGTCATAAGTTATTCTCATTTCATCTATATATGGAATTGCTACTAAAATAATGTCATGTTGTCTACAATATTCTCGTTTTTGCATATCATTAAACTGTTGATTTCGTAGACCTTCAACTCCTCCAAAAATACTTTTAGCTTTATAATGTTGAATACCTTGATATTCAATTAGAAATAAAAGCTCATTGTCATCATCAAATATTGCGAAATCAAATCTTAATTCGCGACCGCTCCTACTTGTCAAATCTGGGAAAGAGTATTCCATTTGATAATTCAAACCTGCACTATCTAAAATTTCCTGTATTTTAATTTCTCCTCGACTTGCTCTCAAAGTAAAAGCCTCCTCATTTCTTCTATACTTCTAATGTTATTTTAATTTTTCAGAAACAAAATATTCCAGAGTTGCCCAACTCATTTAAAAATTGAGCAACTATGATTTTGGAGTTCCAAAGAACATCATTTTTGAAATATCTCGTCCTTTTCTTTTTTTCTTTCTATCTTCTTCTAATTTTATATAATATAATCCATATTCAAAAGCAGAGAATTTATCCTTTTTAGTGCTTTTATTAGATTGTTTTAATAAAATATTTACACCTTCATTTTCTTCAACTAAATTAAGCATTTGCTCTCTTAAAATTGTAGTTAAAGTAAATGGAAGTAGAGCCTCCGCCCTTTGCTCAGCATTCATATTTTGTCCTACTTTTGTAGACATAAGTTTTACTTTTGCTTGATTTTCATCAATTAATAATTTAATTCTTCCACTTGATAATTGAGTTTGAACATACGCATGAGCTTCAGTATTTATTGGTGCATTTGCTTTAATTAAGAACATAGCATTTTCTTCAACATCAGGCCCCTTAATTTTCTTATATTGTTCTGATATATCATCAGAAGTTCCGCCTTCAACACCAAATACTGGAAGTGTTTCTCCTGTTTCTGGATCTATCTGTGCTTTTGTCATAAAGTCTATTAAACCAGCTCCAAGACCGTTAGCATCTATTGCGCATACTCTAGCTTTATATTTATAATATAATTTTTTCAAATTAATTGCCTGTTTTTCAAAATCTTCAGCTTCCCAAGTATATAAGTTTACGATACTTTTTAAAGCTGCTCCTTGAGGTTGTGGAGTTACTTTTATAACAATAGCTTCAGTTGTGCACTTAAAACGACCAACATCGACTCCTATTACATAATATGCAGTCTTAGAACTACGACCGCTCCATTCATACTCAGGCTGCAAAAGCACTCTATATTTATCAAATGTTTCTGCGGAGAAGAATGCGTTCTCTGCATCTCCACTCCATTCTGATTCATATTCTCGAGAGAATGAACTATCATTATATGTTCCATCAAGCTTTAATTCTTCAATAAATGATTTCTTTAATAACTTTTCCATAACTGGAACTCGCCAGGTCCCACCCATTACAAAGGCTTCACTTGGTTCAATAATCATTTGAATTAATAACTGAATTAGTTTTTCATAAGCAAAACTATTTTTCCATCCTGCTGTTGTTACATAAATTTGTGATTTATTTGTAATTTCGCTTTCATCTCTTGTTCCATCAGATAGACGTCTATCAACGTTCATTAATGGAATAATAACTTCGTTTA